GACTAATGAGATTTTGGGGTTTAGTGATTTTAGTTTTTTGCTTGGCTCTATTTGCGCCAAGAGCTAAAGCACAAGTTCAAATCCCTGGAACAGATTTTACCTTAACACCAGTTAATGGTGGAACAGGTGGTTTAGTATCAGTACCAATTCCAGGTGGTGCTGGTTTGTCAGTTACAGTTGGAACTGGGTCAGCAGCACTTCCATTACAAGATATTAAAAACAATCCCAATGCTGTAAATATCTCAACATGGGATGACTGGTATAATGAAGTTCCACTTGGATTCACATTTCCATTCTACGGACAAAACTTCAACAACTCTTGGGCGATGACCAATGGTTTAGTTACATTCCAAAACCCAGCAACATCTGGTCTCTATGGCGCATGCTGCGAAGGTGTTGATTTACGAACCACAAGAGATTCAAGATACAACTATACCATCTATGGTTTGCATACTGATTTATATTCGTGGACTAATAATCAATATTATCTTCGTGGCACAAACGAAATGACTTATGGGTGGTATAACTCAAGTCAATGCTGTTCTTCTGCTGGTGGAAATAGTTTTGAAATTAAAATTAACTCATCTGGTTTAATAGACACTAGAATTGCTGGTGCTATGGTGAGTTGGAACAGAGTTACATCTGGTATGGCTGGCGATTTATCAAAGGGTGAGTATTTTCAAGCATATCATGGACAAGGTATAAACATTACTCCTGGGAGTTCAGGTATTTTTAGTTGGCAAGCATTAAGTGGCACTGGTGCTGTTGATATGTGTTTAACGAACCCACTATCTTCTCCATCATGTCCAGGTTATGCAGCTGCGTATTTAACTCAACAGTGTTCAATAAGTGCTTTGTACGATCCATCATGTCCAGGTTATGCAGCTGCATATTTTACTCAACAATGTACTGCTAATCCACTATTTGATGTTAACTGTCCAGGTTATGCATCAGCGTATCTTAACTATCAGTGTTCAATAAACTCTCTGTATTCTACAACTTGTCCTGGATATGAGCAAGCATACTTTAATCAACAATGTTCATTGAATGGATTATACAGTCAGCAATGTCCAAATTACGCAACTGCATATGCTACAAAAATGTTACTTGAACAACAAAACATGGCATCAACAGTAGCTACTGCTGGTGTTATAGCAAGAAACGATCCTTCAAATACACAACCATCAACTACAACTGCTTCTGCTACAGTAAGTTCAGATGGATCGGTTGCAGTTGGTGTTTCAAGAACAGGTGATAGTAACGTGGATAGAGTTATTGCTGCACCCGCACCAACAACAAACTCTGCAGCTGCACCGAGTGCTCCAGTACAATTAGCACCACCTCCACCTGCGCCAGCTGCTCCACAACAACAAGCACAGCAAGAAAGAAAACCAGAAAACAAACCCGAAGCTGGAGAAAAGACAGCTGCTCCACAGACTCAACAAGCACAAGGTGGTAATGAAAAACCAGCAGCACCAAATGCTAGACAAGCATTACAAGAAAGAAGACAAGCAGCAGCAAGAGCAGAAGCTGTAGAAAAAGGTAAGAACCTCGCAAATGAAATGGGTAAAGTAGCAGACATGGAATCTCAAAAGCAGATTCAGAATGTTGTGATTCAAGCAATGGGATTTACTCCTGGATTTGATTCTTATAGCAAAGCAATGATCCCAGATGGAGTTGGTTATAGACCATATACAGTTTATGGGAACCAACGAACTGTGGATAATCGTAGTGCTTTAAGAATGTTTGGTGGATCAGATAGAGTCCACAATGAAATGGTGGAGAGTCAATACGCAAAATAATTAATATCAACTCGGAACCTACGGAAATTTAAAGGATATTAAAATGTCAGAAGAAATTAAAGATGTCAATAAAAAGATTGACGAAGCAGAAGCAGCAGTAAAGAAGTATGCTAGTAAAGATACGGTTATCAGTATTGGTGGATATGAATTTACACCAGCCAAACTGATGGTTGCATTTACATTAGTGTCTTCATTGCTTGGTGGTCTTTATGGTACGTTTGAAGTCTATAAAGACTACATGAGTATGAAAAAGAAAATTGCTGAGTACGTAACACCTGACTTAACTGAACTCTATAAAAAGATGGAAGTGTTAGATGCAAATACTAGCAAGATGACTGAATACACAAACAACATTAAAAACGACTTAAAGAACGATGTTCGTAGAGTTGAGGGTGTTGTTGAAAACTTAGAGAGATCTACAAAGGCTAGTCTAAGAGATACTGATATTGCTATTAAAGAAATTAAAAAAGACTCTGATTCTACATTGAAAGAAGTTCGTAGATATAGTGACCAGAGCGTAAAAGAAGTGACACAAGAATTAGTAAAAAATCAAAAAGAAACAACAGCGGAAATCCGTGCGTTGAGAAACGAAGTGGACATGAAGATTAAGAAAGCATTGGATAATCCTCTGTCTCAATAAGGGAAAAGGAAATGACAGAGAAAGTGGACCTAAATAAGAAAGTAGACGACCTAGAAGCTGCAGCTAAAAAGTTTGCCAGCAAAGATACAGTAATTTCTATCGGCGGATATGAGTTTACGCCAGCCAAACTGATGGTAGCGTTTACGATTGTATCATCTACACTAGGTGGTCTTTATGGAGCATTTGAAGTCTATAAAGATTATCAAGGCATGAAGAAAAAGATTGCGGAATATGTTTCCCCTGATCTATCTGAATTGAATAAGAAGATGGAACTCACTATGCAAAATAGTGAGAAAGCTGTTCAATATACTCAAGATATTAAGAACGACCTAAAGCAAGATATTCGTAGACTTGAAAAGGTTGTTGAAACTGTCGAGCGTGATGGTAAGCAACTTAATCGTGAAGTCGATCAAGACATGCGCCAAATTCGTAAAGAAATAGATAGTAAGATACAGAAAGCATTGGACAACCCATTGGCTGGAAAATAATAACTACAAGAGAGTAATGGTATGAATGATAAACATCTACTGTGGCTAATAGGAGTTTTGTTACTGATCCCTATTGCGTTTGCAATAGTAAGTAAAGAATCATTCCGTTACCCATGTCAAGACCCATCTAATTGGGATAAGGAAATCTGTAAGTTGCCACTATGCGACGTTAACAGAACTTGTCCAGAACACATTTTTAAAGGGCAGAGAGATCCAAGACTCGGTCCACCAAAAGATGGTGAAGTTGCTAGACCAGCAGCTGCATCAACAACTACAGGAGCATGCAAATGAGCGAACCAGTTATGTATACAGAAGAGCAGTTAATGGCTCGTCTGAAGTTCTTCATCGGTATCTGTTTATCATTTACCCTTGTTGGAATTGTTTTCGTTGTTCTTTATTCAATTATCTTTGTTACTCAACCATTGAACGCTATTAGTCCTATCGACCAGAAGTTCTTTGAGTTAATTATTCCTATCGCAACATTCTTGACTGGTACTCTATCAGGAATTATGTTGGCAGGTGGAGATAAAGATGCACAGAAGAAAGCACTCGAAGCAGCAACTTCTGGCTGGAATAAACCAACAACTCCAGCACCAACTCCAATGAGTTCACCGATGGGTATGCCACCAAGACCAATGGGTATGCCACCAATGCCAATGTCTACACAATCATATAATCTTGAGCCAGGAGATCCTGTAGCAAGAAATACAAGAAACGACTAATATCATGAATTGGTTAAGAAGCATGGTATCTGATGGCCATAATGGAACTGTCAGCAGCAAACGAGTTGTAACACTATTAGCGTTTTTGTTATGTGCTTATGGGTTCGTTGCTGACATCCAAGGGTATAAGGTAACGCCAGCTTTATTCGATTCAATGATTTATCTTGTGATAGCAGGACTGGGATTCACAGCTTCTGAAAAATTCGCAAGAAAAGACAATGATAAATCCAATTGATCTTTGGGTTTGGTATTTTCTACAAATATGGTTTCTTCCATATCGTCTAGCAGGTGGTAGCGTTGATACAGCCTGCAAACCCTCAAATTTAACTTCAAAATAACCCTACAAACTGTAGGGTCTTCCCAACCCCTCTCTAGTAGAGGGGTTTTTGCGTTGTAAATTTGCAAAACTGGGGGTTTACAATAATTCAAAATGGCTGTATAATAGTCTTATGATGATTGAAAAAGGAAACAAAATGTTGAATGTGAATGTTGGTGATGTGATCCGTGCTTATGACTTCAAACCGATGGTTGGTCGTGAAGACTGTTTCGTTGAAGGTGTTGTTGAACAAGTTAAGAACACTGAGCAAGGTTACTTTGCTTACAAAATTACTGCTACCAAAGATGTGTTCGGTGGCGAGATTCAAAAGAAAGGTAAGCACTCTCGTGTTGGCAAAATTGTTTTCGTACCCCATGAAGTTTCTTTCATGGAATATGCTGGTCGTGTGATCAACTTGTCGAGGATTTAATTATGATTAGGTTTTTTATTGGTCTCTTAATTATTTTCGGTGTTTCTGGTGGTCTTGACAATGCTAGTGATGCTGATTTACCTTACCTACTTCTGGCTTGTGCTGGTGGATTTTTGCTGATGATTATCGGTTCTCAATCAATGGAGCGAAAAAATGATTGATCTAAATAAACTCACCCCAGAAGAAATCGAAGAACTGGAAAATTTGGAACTGCAAAAGCAATATGAGTTTATGTCTTATGCAGATGAATGTGCAAATGATGATGCGCAATATTATGGAGAACATTAATATGAATACAATTGAATATCGTGGTCAAACTTTTGATCGTAGTCATGGTAGCCCATTTGATCGTGGTGCTGCTGATAGCTGGTATAGTCGTCCGCAAGACCCGCACTGGTATCCTGAGGGATCCTATCGTGGCGATCGAGTTGAACCTAAAGACATGAGTATTGCTGAGATGCGTGCTTATTTTATGGGTTATGAATATAATGAACAGTTTGGTGGCAAAAAAGATTATGCGTGATTTGGTTTTTTACATTATACAACCTGCGATTATTATCTTCGCCATTGTTGTGTTTGTTTCAGGTTTCTTTTAAGAAAAGTCTTTGTGGAGGAATATCCTTGGTAGACTTTAAACAGCCAAAACAGCATCTGAGTGTTTACTACTATCAACTATGCCAAAGAAAGTAGTACTAATTTTGAAAAGGAGTTGTTATGTTAGCATATTGTGACTATATCGCTAAAGTTATTAGCGAAGCAATGAAGAAAGATGCGGATAAGTATAGTTCTTACATTGATAATGTTGGAAAGACGCAATGGGATTTAGATCCACAAGGAAAGTTTTTATCTACTCGCAAGACTATGTCTGTGATTGATAGAAATGGTAAAGCGTATCGTGTGACAGTAGAGGAAGTTAAATGACAGAATTTTTGAAGTGGTTAGGAACTGCGTTGACTATTGCTGGCGCAGTTGCAACTTCATTGGCTATGGATCCATTGAACGTGTATCTGTTTAATGCTGGTGCAATTACTTGGCTTGCTGCTGCAATAAGGATGAAAGAGAAAAGTCTTATTGTAGTCAATGCTGGGTTGTTGGCTGTATACATCTTTGGAGTTATCTACAGACTGCAATAATAAAATAAGTTGACATTAAAATGAAAGTAGTGTATAATTCAATTAAACCTAGAAATCCTATAGCAAAGGATTTGCGCACTCCCAAGTATCGTATGAGAAAGGTGGAGTCTAAGGTTCAGTACACACGTCAACCCAAGCACAAGAAAGGTAGCTATGAATATCAATATTGAACTTAACAAACCAGACTTACATAAGTCAGTTATTGTTAAGTCGCACGCATATGACCTTGTAGAATTTACAGTTAAACAAGTGTCCTTCGATAAAGATGGTAAGGAACTGACGAATAGTTATCATACTACCTTTTACAACACAAAAGAATTTAAAGATTTTTTCCAACCATTAGTTAATGAATTAAAAGTGAGATTTGATAATGACGATGCAAACAGTATTCAAGAATGATAAAGAGTTCGAAACTTTCAAAGAGTGGACACATGGACTACTACGAGACGCAAACACAAAAGATCTGTGCATTACTTTTACCAAAAAAGATGGTACAGAAAGAAAAATGTTATGTACTCTCTGCGAGGGAAGAATACCTGCAGACAAGATGCCCAAGGAAGAAACTGCGAGTAGCCAGACTTCTGGATCCGCAGTACGAGTCTTCGATACAGAAAAACAAGAGTGGAGATCCTTCCGTTGGGACTCCGTAATTAAAGTGGAGTTCTCGCTGTGAAAACAATTATTGCTATGTTTGGTGTCACTGTTGGTGTCATCATTATTATTGGTTTGGCAGTTCTTCTGCCAATTTTATATCTCTGGGCACTAAACACTTTATTCCCTATGCTCGCAATCCCCTATACATTAGAGACTTGGTCTGCAGCAGTTTTGTTGCACATCTTCTTCTCAAAATCAATTGAAATTAAAAAGGATAAATGATGAATTACGTATTGACACCTGAACAGAAAACTGATCTACAAAAAGCCATTCGTGAAATCAGCAACTCTATGATTCGAACTGAAGCAGAACGTGATTTGATTAAAGAAATCGTCAAGGAACAATCTGACCAGTTGCAAATCCCAAA